TTACACAGTCCCAGCTGGGTTACTTCTGGAGACCTGAAGAGGTCTCCCTCCAAAAAGACCGTGGAGATTATCAGTCTCTCACTCCTGAGCAAAAGCACATCTTTACTTCCAATTTGAAGTATCAGATTATGCTAGACTCTGTGCAAGGTCGTGGTCCTGGTATGGCGTTTCTGCCTTACTGCTCTCTTCCTGAACTGGAAGGTGCCATGACCGCATGGGAATTCATGGAGATGATTCACTCTCGCTCCTACACGTACATCATCAAGAACGTGTATCCTGACCCGACTGAGGTCTTTGATACTATCCTTGATGAAGAAGAGATTCTTGTACGTTCTAACTCGGTCACGGAATCCTACGACGACTTCATCAATGCTGCCCACCAGTACGACAATGGTACTATGTGGGAATTGGCAGCAGAAGGTCACTTTGCTGGACAGTTTGAGCGTGTTGAGTTGAAGCGTAAACTGTATCGTGCAGTTGCTAACGTGAATATTCTAGAGGGTATTCGCTTCTATGTTTCATTCGCTTGCTCGTTTGCCTTCGGTGAAAACAAACTCATGGAAGGTAGTGCAAAGATTCTTTCTTTGATTGCTCGCGACGAGTCTCAGCACCTTGTACTTACTCAGAACATTCTGAATAAGTGGAAGGAAGGTGATGACAAAGAGATGCAGCAGATTGCAAAGGAAGAAGAAGGAAACTTCATCAACATGTTCCAACGTGCTGTTGATGAAGAACGTCGTTGGGCAACCTATCTGTTCAAAGATGGTTCCATGATTGGTCTTAACGATAAACTTCTCTGCCAGTATGTTGAGTGGGTTGCTAACCGCCGTATGAAGGCAGTGGGTCTCAAGCCTATCTATGATATTCCTGCTAAGAATAATCCACTGCCCTGGACGGAGCACTGGTTAAATAGTAAAGGACAGCAAAACGCACCTCAAGAAACGGAGATTGAATCTTATGTCATCGGAGGAATTAAACAAGATGTCAAGGGAGACACCTTCTCAGGATTTGCCCTCTGACCCTCGTAACGAGGAAGACTATGACACCTGGGAGTATGGTACTGAACCACTCCCTGGTGACCACACTTGGGAGAAACTACCAACACAGACTGATGTTTATGATGAAGAGTCTGCTGCTGAAATGAGTAATCTTTATGATGAGATTTTGGCATCTCAAGATGCAGACTTGAATACTACACTATGGGAAATATGGGAAGCGGGCAAACAATAGTAGACGAGATTCTACCAGAGGTTCAGGCAAATTGGCTTGATGACCTTTGTAAATCCACAGAGTTTCCCTGGTACTACATGTCCAATCCTACCTATGAGGGTGCTCAGGGTAGGAATTCCTTTGCACACCTTGCTATGTGGGAGGGTGTACCTAGGTCTGATGTGTACAATCGTATCGAACCAATACTGAGGACTATTGCCAAAGAAGCAGAGATGGACTATAATTCTCTGTACAGGGTCAGGTTCGGTATGTACTTGCCTTGTCATGTTACAGACCCAGAGCACAATCAAATACACACTGACCACCACATGCCCCATCGGGTAGCGTTGTATTATGTTAACAATGCTGATGGACCAACGTATTTCTTTGACGACAATGATGTCTGTACAAATAAAATCGAACCCAAAAGGGGTCGATTGGTAGTGTTCGATGGCACCACTAGGCATGCATCGACATGTCCAATGGTGACAAATGTTAGAATAACATTAAATCTGAACTTCGCTACCTAAATAGTTACGTCGTTCATCTCACCCTCTCTTTCCGATGGTGAGACGCAAGTAAGTCGCGGAACGGAGCGTTCATCCCATGTTTGAATTATTACTTTACGCTTCCATCAATTGCAAAGATGCTTCTGATATGATTGGTCGTATCCGAGCAAATGATAGTGTAAGTGAATACATTCAAACTGAGGTGATTGAAACCTTAAAGGAAGCAACACCTGAGTGCAAGTGGGACGCAAACGACTGAAGGAACGGGAAGTAAAATTCTCATTTCTTTAGGAGACCTACAATGAACACACTTCAACTTATTCGCAGTCAGATTAAAAAGCAATCTGCTCTGCACGATGCACAAATCTCTCACACCGCTTATCGTGGTGTTGAGTATAATGTAAATTGTGCGGAACATAAGGATGCCCACGGCACCTTCTGCTATCGCGGTCACGTTTATAGTAAGTAAGGGACGGGGGGGCAAATGTTTAAGGTAAGACTAGAATATGGTCTTCCAGACTTTGACCCTGAAAAGCATGACCCAGAAAAATCGTTCGCGTTTTTAACTTATCGTGGTATACACTACGCTAAGTGGGTCGAACATAAATCTAGAGGCAACACAGCCTGGAAACTCACATCTTGATATCAACACAAAGCACCCTTTGGGGTGCTTTTTTTGTAGGTAGTGCTACCCTAAATAAGTTCAAACGCATAGGAGAGTCATGAAAATTTTTCTGGACTGCTCTGATACAGAAGTAGTAGCAGACGCATATGCTACTGGACTCATTGATGGGGTGACCACTAACCCCAGTCTGATTAAAAAAAGTGGTAGAGACCCAAAGGATGTTATTCAAGAACTGTCTGATATCTTTCCCTGGTCAGCATCAATTAGCGCCGAAGTCATGGGGGAGATGGCAGATGAGATGCTTGAAATGGCAGAAGACTACATTGCCATTGGTCCCAATGTGACAATCAAAGTACCTTGCACACACCAGGGTTTAATCGCCTGTAAGCGTCTGCATGAGGATGGCATCACAACTAATGTCACCCTTATCTTCAGCGCCGCTCAGGCGATTCTGGCTGCCAAAGCAGGGGCAACTTATGTGTCTCCCTTTGTCGGTCGATTGAACGACCAGTATTGGGACGGAGTACAACTGGTGGAGGAAATCTCTGATGTCTTCGCTACACATAACATTGACACCCAAGTCCTTGCTGCATCCATTCGTGATGCTGGTCAAGTCACAAAATGTTTTAGAGTGGGTGCTGATATTTGCACTATGCCTCATTCTGTCTTTTTGAAAATGTACAGCCATGCATTGACTGATGCTGGACTCGATATCTTCAGGAGGGATTGGGAAGATGCCCAGAAATTCTTTAACAAAGGATGAGATTAAGTGCAGAGTATTGAAACTCAAGCATGACTTGAACAATTTCAACCACCCCGATAAAACAGGTGACTGGCATCGGGGTGCCCATTATGAACTCGATAGGGTGCTCGATATACTTGACGAGTATCGATTCTGACACTAGAATAACTCTGTGGGGGTTCAAAGAAAATTTATAGCTTAAACTTATGAAAGTAGGTATTATTGGATTGGGTCGCATGGGCGAGGGCATGTCTCGTCGCATGATAGCAAAAGGTATCGAAGTTCACGGTTACAGAAACAACTATGAAAAAGCTTGCGAACAATATGAAAAGGGTTATATCAGTGGATGTACCACTTCTATTGAAAGCCTTGTTCAAGTAGTTAAAAGTAAAAAGAATGGCGGCATCATCCCTGGTGTCTTCATGATGGTTGTACCAGCAGAAACAGTAGAGGATACACTCAATGAGCTACTACGATATTGTAGTGAAGGAGATATTATTATTGACCATGGCAATAGCAATTTTAAGGACTCAAGGAAAAGGGCGGAACGTCTGGCAAAGTTGGGTATCCAATATCTTGACTGCGGTACTTCTGGTGGAGTTTATGGTCTGGAGCGTGGATACTGTCTTATGGTTGGTGGCGGAAAGCATGCGGTCGATGTCTGCCGTCCTATCTTCGACGCTCTCGCCCCAGGTATCTCTGCCGCCGAACGTCTCCCAGGTCGGGTTGGTTATACCCTCTACCCTGAAGAGTATGGTTGGATGTACTGTGGAGGTGCTGGAGCAGGTCACTTCGTAAAGATGGTTCACAATGGAATCGAATACGGAATCATGCAAGCATACGCCGAAGGATTTAATATCCTGCATGAAGCTAATGCTGGGGCAGCATACACTAAGGAGGGTGATGCTGAAGTTGCTCCAATGGATAACCCAGAAGATTATCAGTATGACATTGACGTTGCTAAGGTGGCTGAGCTTTGGCGTCGTGGTAGCGTGGTTGGTAGTTGGTTACTTGACCTTACCGCTGATGTACTACGGAGCGATAGAGAGCTTAGCAAGTTCGATGGGGGAGTTAGCGATAGTGGTGAGGGTCGTTGGACTTGTCACGCTGCTGTGGACCTTGGTGTACCCGCTCCTGTTATTACTAGCGCCCTCTACGCAAGATTTGAATCAAGAAGACTCGGAAACTTTACTAACCGAGTCCTCAATGGAATGCGAGCAATGTTCGGAGGACACGATGTAAGATGAAACCACTAATTCTTGTAGCATGTTTTACACCTTTAGCAATCATCTACATAATAATGAAACTATCTGTATGGATTGCAGCAGTTAACGCTGAGGTTGAATATGGGAAAATGGATGCCAAACGACCCCACGGACCCTATGTGGCAAATGCATATGAAGATGTTGATGAGGAGGACGAGGAATATTCACACCGCACAGATTATCGATGAAACACTCTACAAATGGTATTCTGAACGGGGACTAGATGTCCCCGATTGGAAACGAAAGGACCCCCAATGGTGGCTTGATTACCTAAATGAACTAGGACTTACAGAAAAAAATGAACCTCGCTGATGCCCTTGCAATCTTGGCAATACCCTTTGTATGTGCCACCATCGCATTTGGACGATATAAAGGTGAGATATCGTATTACGACTCGGACGACTATGATGGAAACGGCACCGCTCACTAAAGGTATTGTTATCTTCGGAGCGACTGGAGACCTCTGCAGAAAGAAACTAATTCCTGCACTCTATAAACTTTGGAAAAAGAAACTCATTCCAGATAACTTCCTTATCACTGGTTCTGCCAGAAGACAACCAACAGCAACACAGTGGAAAGAATCGCTTGGGGACTATCCTGAGGAGTTCATGCATCAACTAGATTACATCTCTACCGATTTAGACAATGTTGATACTCTTACTCACCTTCCTGATTACCTTCACGATAATACTTACTTCCTATCGGTTCCTCCCGAAAGGTATTCTAACGCTATTGTTAATCTTAAGGCAGCGGGTAAACTCGATGACCCTGACCACTCCCGATTGGTTATCGAGAAACCCTTTGGGTACGATTATAAATCTGCTGATTCTCTACAGTCTGTGGTGGAGCGACATCTACGCGAGAAACAAGTATATCGCATTGACCATTATCTCGGCAAAGACACTGTTAATAATCTACTTGCTACTAGGTTTAGTAATATATTTTTGGAACCACTTTGGAATCGCCAGTATGTAGACGAGGTTCAAATCTTTGCTTCGGAGACTATTGGTTGTGAGGGTCGTGCCCAGTATTATGAGACCGCTGGTGCTGTCAGGGATATGCTACAGAATCATGTTCTGCAAGTTCTTGCATTAATTGCTATGGAACCTCCCAGCAAGATGAATGCCAGGGAAATCAGACGTGAGAAGACAAAGGTACTCGCCGCCACTAGAATGAGCGAGAACATTATTCTTGGGCAGTACGATGGCTACCGTGATGAAGAGGGCGTTGATTCTAACAGTGGTACTCCTACCTATTTTGCTGGTAGTTTATTCGTCGATAACTGGCGTTGGGAAGGAGTTCCTTTTAACGTCATGACTGGTAAGAAGATGCCTTACGGTTGTGTAGAAGTTGTTATCAAACTCAAGACTCCACCGCTAAAACTTTATGAGGGAGAAGTTGGAGACCGCATTGTCATTCGCTTACAACCTAATCCTCATCTTGATATTCGTATGGACATTAAGTCGCCTGGATTCACTAACGAATTGGAACTTGCCACCCTTACCTACGATTATCCACAAGACAGAGCAATAGACGGATATGAAAAACTATTGTATGATGCTATCAATGGGGACCAGTCTAACTTTGTCCATGCTGAAGAAGTCATGGAGAGTTGGAGGATTGTAGATGACCTTCTGTGTACTGGTGATAGTTGTCCAATTCGCACTGCACCTTATATCTACTGTGGCGGGTGGGGTCCCGAACACAAAACACAATTGATAACTAATTGGGATTATCCAGCATGAACCAAACCAAATTAAAAGAACTTATCCGTACACTCAAAGAGTTGTTGAGTGAGTTAGAATCGGAGGTATATTCGGACCCCTCTAAATATCTCCAGTCAGATGATTGGAAGGTTAGTATAGGTGACGACAACGACGGAGACCCCGACTGATTATGAAAACCCATGGACCTTCTTGGAACGGGATTTTAATTCTTGCGATGTTCTGGACAACTATGGTTTTGTTTATGTCATTACCAATCTCTCCACAGGTAGACAGTACATTGGGAGAAAATATTTTTGGTCCTTCAGAACACCGCCAGGGAAGAAAAGAAAGGTAAAACAGGAATCAGACTGGAAGAAATACTACGGTTCCTGTCCTGAATTAAAAGAAGACTTAAAAAAGTTCGGCAAAACGAACTTCAAAAGAGAGATTTTAAGCCTACATAAAACAAAGGGACTCACAAACTTTGAAGAGACCCGACAATTATTTCTCAACAATGTACTTACGGAGGCTATGACAGATGGGACGCCTGCATACTACAACTCGAACATCCTTGGTAGGTACATGCGTAAAGACTATTTCAAGACTTGACCCCTGACCCCCAACCTGCTATACTATGGAGGTTCGCAAGGAAGTCATGCACGAGTTTTCCCTCTCCGAAAAGTACCAGGGCGAAGAGTACTGGGAGTATTTCGAGAACATCATCGACACCATTCATACTCTTGCCGAGCAAGGGTTTATGGAGGATGCTGAGCGGCAATCTCGTCGTTACTTTGCTGCGACCCAATTGGGTCAGTAGTTCAGCGGATAGAACAACGCTCTTCTAAAGCGTGTGTCGCAGGTTCGATTCCTGCCTGACCCGTTGCCCTTCGGGGCATACGGTCCATTGCTAGAAACATATGACTACAGCACAGAAGTTTGCGACTGCTCGTACCATTTTGGAAGCAGCAGTACAGGGCGACGTAAATCTTGATGCCGAGTATCCTACTCTTTTCAAGAATGTCTTTAAGTTTTACGAGGACAAAGGCGTCGATTTTTACGGTGATGTAGAAGAAGATTATGCTATTCTGATTGACCACCTTGAAATGGATTTGTATGAAACCTAAAGTTCTGCTTGAGCGTTTCCCCTATCGTTATGTTGAGTGCGGAACCCTGGAAAATGGGTTCCCTGATTACCGTATTCAGAAAGCAGACTACTATACCAAACGGTATAGCGACATGTACCTCTGTGACAATGGTATGCAAATGACCACTGCCATGGAGGACTTTGAATACACCAAATGGTTGGACCCCGAAAGAGTCCCCTGTTACATCAAAGACACCGTATCATGAATTCCTATCAAAAAGCAGTAAAAGCACTTGAAGATTGCGTCAAAGACGCAATGGAAAATGATGTTGATGCTCCTCTCCAAATGGAGATTTGGCGTCACTATCAAGGTGTAAAAGCAATCGCTAGACAGCTCAAGGAGAGTGACTATCAATTTAACCTTAATACAGATGATTACATTCCTTACGATATTGGGGACAGCAGTTCTCCTGTCAATTTTGGTGCAGCCGAAGCAGTACCCTTCTCCAGTTATGGTCAAGATACAATCACGTTCTCCTAAATAAAACGTCTTTGCCATTAGACTATAAACTAGATGGTTGTCTGCGCGACCGTCGTAATATAATCACCCCCCTCTTTGGAGGGGGTTAATAACTATGAAGTACAATTGGACTGAAATTGATTACGGACATTTCTTTGGTTGTTGGGAGCCCGACGACAAAAGTGTTTGCGATGAACTAATTGAGTTTTTTCACTCATGCGAAAACATAGAACGCATGAGTGGAACAATTTACAATAACCAAGCAGGCAAAGCAGTTATTGATAAGACTCAGAAAAACTCTACTGACTTGTCTATCTCCACTCAGTACATGCACCCTACGGTTAACAAGTATAGGGAGTTTCTGAGAGAAGTGTTTAGGTTGTATGCGACAAAGTTTCCTGCCTCTGATATGACTGCGCCCTGGAATCTTACAGAACCATTTAACATTCAGCACTATCCTCCTGGAGGAGGGTTCTTTAGTTGGCACACAGAACGTTCTGGACCTGGACATCCAGCAGTGTACCGACATCTAGTCTTTATGACATACCTCAACGATGTTGAGAAGGGTGGTGAGACTGAGTTCTATCACCAACAAGTAAAAATTAAACCAAGAAAAGGGCACACACTCATTTGGCCATCTGATTGGACTTACCGCCATCGGGGTATTGCTGCTCCTAAAGAAGACAAGTACATTGCTACTGGTTGGTTGGATTTCGTCTGAGTATTCTGACTTAGTGGCTTGACAAATGTTACAAAACGATATATACTATTGTAGTATTTCGTTACAAAACCAATGACTGTCACCACCAACGAGTTCGGCCAACAGAATATGTTTGCCAAAGAACCGCCGATGGTAGTAGAAGAGTACAACCGTAAAGGTCTGTTCTCTCCCATGCAGCAGCGTGAAATGTATAATGGTCGCTGGGCGATGATGGGTATCATCATGGGATTCGCTTCCTATGCTATCACGGGCAAACTGTTCTTCGGTATCTTCTGAGACTTGACAAATGATTGCACTTTTCTTTACAATGGTGTCCATCACGTTCTTCGTGATGCTCGCTAAATCTGTCGAACAACTTTCCGAAACTTATTAATGGCTTACAACGTTACTATTGGCGACACTACTTTCAAGTGTGAAGAGGACCAGTACATTCTCGATGCTGCTGAAGAAGCAGGTATCGATATGAACTATTCCTGCCGAGCAGGCGCTTGCTCCTCTTGTGCAGGTAAGATTGTGTCTGGCACTGTTGACCAATCTGACCAGTCCTTCCTGGACGATGACCAGATTGATGCTGGTTTTGTCCTGACCTGTGTGGCATACCCCACCAGCGATGTGACCATCCTTGCTGACCAAGAAGATGCGCTATACTGAAGAAGCACTCGTTGAAGCAGTCGCTGCTCTTGGATGGGATGTCAGAACCGATGACATCCATGTAGAGATTGGTGGCACCTCTGTCTATGGGATTGATGGTGCAGGCACCAAATGGGCTCCTCTAAAAGGAACCCGCAAGTATAACAATGATGCTTTCATTGTAATTAAAAATCGCACCCGCGACCCTATTATTCCTAGTAAAGCAAATGACCAGAGTACCTGAAGTAACGTTTCACACCCGTAAATATGATACTGTTCTAGCACAGTATGAGTGGAAGGATGTAACTACTGCTAACCTTTTTAATGGTAAGCGTGTGGTTGTATTCTCTCTCCCTGGAGCATTTACTCCTACTTGCAGCAGTTTTCAACTGCCTGGATACGAAGAACTCTATGATGAGTTCAAGTCTTTCGGTATCGATGAAGTTTACTGCGTGTCAGTAAATGATTCTTTTGTAATGAATGCTTGGTTCAAACAGCAAGAAATCAAAAATGTCAAACCCATTCCTGATGGTAGCGGTGAGTTTACTTACGCTATGGGTATGTCTGTCAATAAGGCGAACTTAGGTTTTGGATTCCGTTCCTGGCGTTATGCAATGGTCGTCAATAATGGCGAGATTGAAATGATGTTTGAAGAACCTGGCAAAGTCGGCAACTGTCCGATTGACCCCTATGAAGTCAGCGACCCTGACACTGTACTCAAATACCTCAAGGAGAACTACTGATGAAAAAACTTTTTACCCCCGAAGCAGAAATTCTTAATGCACGCCTGGCAATGATTGGTTTTGTTGCTGCCATTGGTGCATACTTCACCACTGGTCAAGTCATCCCTGGCGTTTGGTGAGATAAATAAAACTGAATATCGTCGTCGCTTCCATGTGACAGAGGGGTAACTGGCCACTATCAGTTGACACCCCTCTTTTTATATGGTATGATATTAGGGTAGTTACATGAAACTTATGATTTTGCCAATTGTAGGGGCTGTAGGTCTCGCTGCTTTCGCAGCGTATGCTCCGATGACCGCACCTCCAAAGGTTGCTGCAGTCGATGTGACCGTCAATCAAGAAGAAGCAGTACCCATCGAGACAGTCGCAAAGACATGGAAGTGTCCTGGGTGCTCTACCAATGAAAAATATGTCCTCGACCAACTCCAAGAGAAAACAAGAATCTCTGACCGCAATGCCCTTGCAACAATTATGGGCAACATTAAATCTGAGAGCAACTTCATTCCCAACATATGCGAGGGAGGGGCTAGAGTTCCTTACCGCAGTTGTACTAGGGGTGGTTATGGTCTTATTCAGTGGACCAGTCTAGGTCGCTACCGTAATCTTGGTAAGTTTGCTACACGCTACGGTTACGACCCTTCCACTCTTGAAGGTCAGACTGCATACATGATTAACGAGTCTGTCTTCCAACGTTACCTTCCTGAGTTTGAAGGCAATGGTAAGACTGTTGACCAATATATGGTTGCTGCATACTATTGGTTGGGTTGGGGTATCAAAGGATATCGCCAACAATACGCATACGATTATACTAAAAAGATGGTGTGGGCATGATTAAACAATTAATCCAAAAGATTATGAAACCTCCTTCGGAGGAAAAGATT